CGGGAAATTTAAAAAGAGTCCGGGCGGAGGCGGCTCCTCGACCGGCCCCGCCGGCACCGTGCAGGCATCGGACGGCGCTGGAGGATTTGCCGCAAGTTTATTCTATAAGCACATCACCGCAGCGATCGACCAAACGCAATTAACGACACTGCAGTCTGCCCCCGTTTCGTTGGGGATACCTGGGCCCGGCGCGGGGAAAATCGCAATACCCATCAGCGGCGTTTTACAAATCCAAGTCGGCACCAGCACGTTCTACCACATTGACGGCAGAAATGCGTTTCTTGTCTATACAGGAGACTCCTTCGCGATTGGAACATTTCAGCTTGCGGGACCCCATGCTTTACCAACCCTGGACGATATCTACGTAATATTGGATGGCATCGGTGGCCAGCCGACTACCGGCTTCGATGTTACCAATGCTGGATTTTCCCTTAGCGCCCAAGCCGATTGGGGGATCTGGGGGCCGATTACAAGTTCCAGCATCTCTGCCGGTCAGGCTGGCAGCCAATATGTCGTGGGCGACACCGGGACTGTCAGCAGCTTTCCTGCACATAATAGCGGCGATGCGACTTACACGATTTCGTCAGTAGCGCATGGTGGGTTTGGCTATGCTGTAGGCGATACGTTCACGATCAACGGCGGCACTGGCGACGCAACCGGCACGGTTCTCACAATCGGTGGGCTAGGCCCAACCGGGCCAGTCGCAAGCTTCAGTCACACCAACGGCACGACCTATACCACCGCCACAAACGTCGCCACGACCAACACATCGGGCTCTGGCACTGGGCTGTCGCTGGATATTACCGCGGCAGGCGGCCCAATCAGCGCGGCGGTGCTGAGTGCGACCGGGGGCGCCGTCACCGGATATACCCTTACGAGCCCCGGGGTGTCCTACACAACACTGTTCGGGGCCGGGACGACTGCGACGACGGGCATTGGAACGGGCTTATTACTCGATCTGGTCATATCCACGCCTCGTACCGGGACAGCCCAAGTGGATTTGTTTTACGCGATCGTTGATGCGATCACATAGCGCCCGGCGCTGAACAACGCGCCTGCGCTCTTCAGCCTCGGCGACGCCTAACGATCCCTTTCCTTTACGGCTCTGTGAACAGGAGTTGCACAGACGATGACGACGCTTACGCAAACCTTCCCGCCGGCCGGTTTCATCCTGTCGGAGGCCAACGGCCAGCGCTCGCGCGAGAACCTGCTATTGTCGCGCGGCAAGAAATTGACGGCCGGCATGGTCGCCAAGGTCGAGGCTGCGGTCAGCCTGACGACGACGGCGAGCACGCACACCAACACGACCCTCGATACACTGGCGGCGACCACCAACCTGGTGACCGGCGACATCTACCACGTCACCGGTACCGGCATCCCGGCCAATACCTATTTCACCAAGGGCTCGGGCGCGTCCGGCACGTTGAGCCAGGCGGCGACGGCGACCGCGAACCTGGTGGCGGTGGTGTTCAGCCGGCCGCTCGGCATCGGCCCGTGGCTGCAATTGTCGGACACCCCGGCCGGCGTGTCGCTCAACGATGTCGACGCGACACTGGGCGCGGTGATGGCCTCGGTCATTGCGCGCGACGCCGAGGTCAACCTCAAACGGCTTGTCTTCCCCAATGGCAGCGACGCCGACGTGATCGCCGACCTCGCGGGCCTCGAAATCATCTGCCGCGACTGACCCCAAATTTTTAATTTACTGAAGGACCCGGCCAAATGACGATGTTGGACGTATTCAAATCGGACGCGTTCAGCGTCACCACCCTGACCGACGCGATCAACAAGATCAAATATGTGCCGCGCCGGCTGGGCAGCCTCGGCCTGTTCCGCGAGACCGGGGTGATCACGACCAGCGTGGTGATCGAGGAAAAGGACGGCGTCCTGGTACTGGTCTCGCCGACCCCGCGCGGCGGGCCCGGCCACACCTTGCCGCGCATCCCGCGCCGCGCCCGCGCATTGCGCGTGCCGCATTTCGAGATCAACGACTCGGTGATGGCCGAAGAGGTCGAGGGGGTGCGCGCCTGGGGCTCGGAAACCGAGGTCGAGACGATGCAGGCCAAGGTCGGCGAGAAGTTCGAAGGCCACACCAACTCGATGGGCGCGACGCAGGAATATTCCCGGGTCGGCGCGGTCAAGGGGCTGGTCACCTATGCCGACGGCAGCGAGCTCAACCTGTTTGACGAGTTCGGCGTGACGCCGCCGAGCGACGTGCCGTTCGACCTGTTGAACGGCTCGCCGGTATTGGGCGAGATCCGCGCGCAATGCGCCGAGATCGCGCGGAGCATCGGCCTGCAGCTCGACGGCTCGCCGTTCGACGGCCTCTATGCGATCTGCGGCGACAATTTCTTCGACGCGCTGATCAAGCACCCGGAAGTGCGCGAGACCTACCTCAACTGGAACGCCGCGGTCGAATTGCGCGCCGCCTCGGTGTTGAGCCCGGCGATCACCGGCAGCTGGAACGTCTTTCCGTTCGGCGGCGTCCTGTGGGACAACTACTTCGGCCGGGTGGGTTCCACGGTCTACGTTGACCCCGACGAGGCGCACATCTTCCCGACCGGCGTGCCGAACCTGTTCCGCACCTACTATGCGCCCGCCGATCTCGTCGAAACGGTCAACACGGTCGGCCAGCGCCTCTATGTGCAGCAGTACGAGATGCCGAACCACAAGGGCATCCATCTCGACACGCAGATGAACTCGCTCGACATCTGCACGCGGCCCGGCGTGCTGATCCGCGCGCTGAAGGGCGCCTAAAAAAAGGCTCCCCGGTGGATTACCAGGCGCTGCTTTACGGGCCGGCTTACGGCGTGCTCGGCGTCGCTGCGGTATTGCACATGGGTGACCCGCTGGGCGACGTGCCGATCACGGCGATCGACAAGACCGCGGGGCTGGCATTGAACCAGGCGGTCGACGTCCAGACGGTGTTGCCGGCCGCCACGGTGCGCGCGCCCGATCTCGCCGCCGCCGGCATCGCGCTCGAGGACCTCGACGGCAAGATCCTGACGTTGAACGGCAAGGACTGGCGGGTCGCCAGCCTGCACCCCAAGCCCAGCCCGAACGGCGAGGGTGACGGCGAGATCTATCTGATCCTCGACGCGAGCGTCTACTGAGGTGGCCCTCGACCGCCGCGAGATGCTGCTCGCCCGCCTGGTGGGAATCGCGCAATCGATCCCGGGCATCAAAAGCGTCTACCGCAACCAGGCGCAAATCTCCGAGCGCCAGCGCCCGGCGATCGTCGTCATCGACGGGCACGAGGAAGGGGCGCTGGGCTCCTTTGCGCTGGGCCGGCCGCTCGCGTCGCCCGGGATCATGCGGCTGTTGCCGGAAATCTACATCATGGTCGGGACCAGCGCGGCGGCGATCGGCAGCGACATCAACGCTTTTCGCCTGGCGCTATTGCCCGCCGTACTGACCGACCCCGAATTGCAGGACCTGATCGGCACGACGGGCGGCATCGAATACCAAGGCTGCGTCACCGACCTCGGCCGCGGCGAGACGACGGAGGGCTTCATGCAACTGCATTTCGCGCTCCATTACGCGCTGAAACTGTCGGAAATATCAGAGGGTTGAGATGGCAGTCACTGCAACGTCACCAAATCCCGACAACTATTACATCGGCCGCGGGATCGTCTGGTGGAAGGCCGGCGGGGTCGGCGCGTGGCGCGACCTCGGCAACGCGCCGAGCGTCCAGTTCAAGGCCAACATCAAAAAACTCGATCATTTCTCGTCGCGCCTCGGCCTCAAAACCAAGGACAAGGCGGTGGTGATCGAGGCCAACGCGACGGTCACCCTGCTGCTCGAAGAATGGACGCCGGACAACCTCGCGCTGGCGATGATGGGGGTCGAGGGCACCAACCCGTTCGACGTCCTCGGCCAGACCGACATCACCGGATCCTTTTTCTTCCTCGGGACCAACCAGATCGGCGCCAAGCTCGCCTCGTATCTGCCGATCGTCAGTTTCACGCCGGGCAAAACATTGGATTTCATCAGCGCCGACAAATACGGCGACATCGAATTGATCGGCGACGTGCTGAGCGACCCGGTCACCGGCAAATTCGGCACGACCGAGTGGAACACCGCCGTCACGGCGCCGCCATGATGGGCGGCCCCTGTTCTCTGCCAGGGGCAGGCTTGGCATGACCGGTTTACTGGACATTGCGCCGCAGCGCGCCACGGTCGTCGTGCACGGGCACGCGCTCGAGGTCGCCGGCGTCACGGTCCGCGGCATCGCCGATTTGCTGCAGCGCTTCCCCGAATTGCGGCAGCTGTTCGCCGGCGGCGACGCCAATGGCCCCGGGGCGATCGAGCAGCTCGCCGCGACGATGCCGGATCTCGTCGCCGCGGCCATCGCCAGCGGGCTGGGGCACGCCAATGACCGGGCGCACGAGGACGCCGCGGCCGCCTTGCCGGCCGAGGCGCAGGCCAAGCTGTTTGGCGCGGTGCTCAAATTGACGATGCCCTCCGGCATCGGCCCTTTCGTCGAAGAGTTGGCGACCGCGTTCGGCGGGAGCCCCCCAGCGGCGGCGGCGTCAGCCAACGGCTCGCTGGAGCAGTCGAAGAGCTCATTGCAGTAGGGCGCCCCGGCGCCGAGGTGTGGGCGATGACGCCGCGCGAATTGTTCGGCTGGCTCACCCTGGCGCGCCGCCGCCGCCGCGCCGAGCTGGCCGAGCTGCTCGCCGTCAGCGCGCTCGGCTCGCGCGGCGAGCCCGGCGAGGTCAAGCGGCAATTGAAGGAATGGCAAGACTAAATCCGCCCCATCCCAATCAAGGAGGGGGCGGGTTTTTTGGCTTTAACTCCAAGGAGAATTCGAGATGGCCGTCACCGGCAATACCCATACCTGGACACTGAACTGCAAGCCGTCGGGGTTGCCCGCGCTGCCGGCCGATTTGCCGACGGTGCTGTCGGCGCCCTCTGCCGAGGACATCGAGGCGACGGTCCTGGTCGGGCAGAACCTGCAGGTCTTTGCCGGTCTGATCTCCGCAAGCAAGATCAGCTCGCTGGTCATGCACAGCTCGCTGGGGAACGTGACGGTGTTCACGAACTCGAACACCGGCGCCGGCGGCCAGACCATCGCGCTCGGCACCGCCAAGGCGCTGGGGTGGAACAACGTCATGGCCGGCGTGGCCAACCCCATCACCGGCGACATCACCCAGCTCTGGGTCGACAATACCGCCGGCACCAAGGACACGATCTTCCGCGC